ATGAAGAAATCCATACAGGGACATCCTGGCTGCCTAGGAATAATACTTTCCATCTTATTCATAGGCTTTATTTTTATGCTTTTTGCTTATCTGGCACCATTTATACTTGCCCTATCGCTCTTTTCTATCTTCTATTTTACCAAGAGAAAAGTCAATCAGAGAAATAGGAATATCGCCATTCTTTGTGCAATTGTCGGCCTTTTGGGGACATTATTTGTAACCCCTAGCCTATTTAACCACAAAGAAAACACTACTAACCAGGCTGCTGTCAGTCAAAGTGCTTCAAAGACTTCAGAATCCAAAAAAGAAAAAGCTAAGAGCGAATCGGAAAGTAAAAAGTCCCAATCTGATGCTGAAAAGGAATTATCTAAAACTAGAGAGGTCCCTCAGGATAAGGCCTATGTTGAGGTCAATGGTAATAAACCCTTCTTTACTGATGATGATTTAAAGAGTAATGAAGCCTATGAAAAATACGGTGACTTAGATAAACTCGGCCGGGTTACCGCCGCCAATGCCGTATTAGGAACAGAACTAATGCCTGATAAGGTCAGAGAAAGTATCTCTGAAGTTAAACCTAGTGGCTGGAAGCAAGCCCGTTATGTGAATATTCCTGGTGGTTGGCTATATAATCGTTGCCACCTGATCGGCTATCAATTAACTGGCGAGAACGCCAACCCTAAGAATTTAATGACCGGTACCCATTGGTTTAATAATGAGGGCATGCTCCCCTTTGAAAACTTTGTCGCGAATTACATTGAAAAAACCAACAATCATGTGAGATACCGGGTGACTCCGGTTTTTGAAGGAAAGAATTTGTTAGCCAGCGGTATCTATATGGAAGGCTATTCCATCGAAGATGAAGGAAAGGGACTTTGTTTTAATATTTACATTCCTAACCGGCAAAAAGATGTTGAAATTAACTATGCCGATGGAAGTAGTAAAGGCCCAGCTGGCCCACAAGAATATTCAAAGGATACCCAATTAGAAAAACTACCACAGTCAAAAAACAAGGCTAAAACTGAAAACAAGGCTGAGTCTAAAGAGCCGACTCCTGCTGCTGAGGATACCGCTCAGCCAGAAGCAGAAGCACAACCCGCTGATCAAGCATCTGCTCAAGAGTCAGCGCCTAGTCCAGCTCCGGCCCCAGAGCCAGTGCAACCGCCTGCTCCTGCTCCAGCACCGGAACCGGCTCCTGTCCAGCCTTCCGCCCCACAAAATTCGCTAGCCGGTATCGATACGGATGGCAATGGTATTGTCACTATCAAAGAAGCTAGAGCTGCTGGCTTCTCCATGCCTATTCGAAGCGACCACTGGTTATACCCTTACATGATCGATCGCGATGGCGACGGTATGGTTGGGGAATAATAAAATTGACTATCAGTAAAAATTAATTACAGAGGTAAAGCAAATGAAGATTCCTAAATACGTTGTCTTACAGGTTTCCTTAAAAGAAAAGCTTATCGGTACAGGTTCTAAAAATCTAGATAAATTAGAAGCTGTGATCAACCAGCAAGCCAAAAAAGGTTATCGTTTGCACACTATCGCCACCAGTAGTGCCAATAGTACTGGATTACTCGGTGGAGATCGAATCCAAGCTACTTTGGTTTTTGAAGAGATAATTTAAGAAGAAATCTATTCCTATAATACTTAATCAAATAGATTATACTTTAGTATTCCTTTGAATCTGATACCATATAGATAGAGAAAGCGCTGGTATCCAGTACGACTAGCACCTCGGTTCATATTGAATGAAGGTGCTTTTTATTAATAAAGAATTTAAAACACTAGAACAGCAAATAGATATACTAAAATATTGAGAATTAACTATTGAAAATTTCTAATAAGCCCAATTTAAGCCCAAAATTTCTATCATCTAATCCTAGATTTATATACAACCCTCTTATAAACCGCTCTATAACAACAAAACCGCTACTAGCATTTCTAGTAGCGGTTTTTGAGTATTATCTTTTCTACTATTCCCATTCGATCACTAATAAGTAACACTATTAGATAATCATTGATATATCAAGCTTTTAAAGATAACGTATCTATATATTTTACGGAATTTCCATGTCTTAAATGCAAATTAAGCCCAATTTAAGCCCAAAAAAAGAGCCCCTATTTCTAGGAGCTCCCTGGATATGATATGCCATTTGGTTGGGCGGCGTATCCAACATCTCAGATACCTACGTCCGTCTAGCGGCTCTCAAATAGGTGCGTCAGGGGCCTTTCTGACCTCAAATGGCTTTCATCTACATAATTATATTACATTTAAAATTTTCTGTTGTCAAACTTCTTCAAACGTCCACTTTTGATATTTCTATGTAGTTTAGCATCAGTAATTTCATACATTGATGCTATATAAAAATAATCACCTTTTTTATCAAGTTTCACAGCAACTAGTATATTTTCATCTAATATTTTTATACATTCAAAACTATTAGGTACTTTTGGGTTATTACCAATATAATCAGGATCTTCTATAAAACTACTGACATAGTCTACATATTTTAAAACATTATGATGATTTCTTTTCTTTAGATGAGTGATTAACCCTTTCGACATATAAACATTTCTAGTTGCAACATTAATGCCCAATTGACTGAGCAAGGCTTTACTAAGCTTTAAAATTTTCTTCATATCATATCCTCCGTTTATTATTGTACATAAAAATATTTCTTTAATATATATACGAATTAATTCTTAAATATGTTACCTAAATAACGAAAAAATAGGGAGCCATCACAGCTCCCTTTTAATTACGCTTCATTCACTTGATATAATTTTCCGTCAAGATAAAACTCGTTTTGTTTCCGCTCACGTTCTGCAACATGATCTTCAACTTCATATGGCACTAAATCCCACTCCATGGCATCATAACGAGATTTACCAACTTGGCCATCTTTATCTAATAGCCCTACTTCAACAGTACCGTCATCCGGCAGCCATTCAACCCGAAAAGCACGACCATAAAGGGCAGGATCGATCACAGCACCACTCATGCACTTGCCACCATCTTTAATCAAGTTGTCATAGTACCTTGCCCAATGAGTGGCTTTAGGCCCACGTAACATCACTAAGTCACCAATATTAAACTTGGTAGACTTCTTGTTTTGTTCTTCTTCGGTTTTCGTGTAATTTGGCCGAGCGTAGCCGACAATGTAGTTAGCTGCCCAATAATGAGTAACCCTGCGAACAGCTGATGGATTACCGGTATTACCTTCAATGGTAGTGATATTATTACCGTCAAACGATTCTACAATTCCAATGTGATCAGACCAACCAGCATCCGCACCTTGCCAGTCATAAAAGACTAGGTCACCGCTTTGAGGTTTAGACCGGCCAATCCATGTTTCATTGTCTCGATGCAAGTTTTCATGACGTTCCACACCGCATTCCCGGAGCACTGCATCACTTTGACCTGCACGATCTCCCATCACAGTTACAAAAATATCACACCAATCATCAGTATATTTTGCTGTATAGCCTTGTGGTTTAGGCTTGGAGTTGTATTCATCAACAATTTGATAATGACCGGCTGATCCCATGGTAATACCTAAGCATTTACGGGCTTCTTCTACAACGTCAGTACCACTTTCAGGCGTATTTGCATCATTAGATTCTAGCGGCTGGCTCGTTGCATAAGCTCGCCAAGTATCTTCATCTCCGTTAAATGTTGATTTATCATAAGGTTCGCTGGTATATTGCCAAGCTGCGTAAAATGGCCAGTAAGCTACACTAGGTGCTTGATCGCTGTATTTAGCCACCCATAGACCATAATCTGCTGCGACAACTGCTGACCAGTCTTCTTCGTGTGTGACTGACTCGGACATATAAACTAGCGGTTTAACTCTTGTCCGTTCCTTTACGCGTTCTAACCATTGCAAGGCTTTATCCGTACCAACACGACCGTACATCTCGTAATCTAAACATAAGATAGCCTCTCCAACATAGCCTTGGCAATTGTCAACGAAGAAATCAGCCTGTGAAATCACATCGGATCGATTATCTAAAAAGTGATAAACTCCATAGGGTTTACCTTTAGCCTTGGCTTGTTGGACAAAGGTATCGCAGTTTTGGTCGACAAAATAGTTACCTTCTGTCGCTTTGAACATATAGCAATCTGCAGGATATAAATCTAAATTAGGTGTTTGATGATTACTTAAATCAACCATGTGCATACTCATAAACATTTCTCCTTTACTCAAAAAAAGGAGGCCTAAGCCCCCTAAAACTATTTATCTTCATTATATTTTACTGACGACACCCCTGTAATCGCCCCGGCAAAAGTTGTCACCGCCCCAATTACAGCGACTACTAATTCAGTGTCTGCCCAGCCATACAATCCCCCAACCGTGCTGACTAAGGTCATTAAAGCTGGTGCGACAATTAAGATGACCCACTTTAATACATCATAGGTCTGATTTGACATTTTAAAGTTCATAAAATCACCCCCTTTCCTTACTTTTGAACAAACTGTTGATCCTTTCGTTGTGTTCTACACTTTTCGTTGCTAAGTCATCCAATCTCTCATCGTGCTTTTCAAGTTCTGACCAGATCTTAATTACTTGATCCCGCGATTCTTGAATCTTTTCGTTGGACACTTTTAGCTCATGCTTAATATCGACTAGCGTGTCATTTATGGTCTTAACTCCTTTATATCCTGCATACATCACGCCAATAAAAAAAGTGACCAACGGCCACCACTCTTTGACGAAAAGCATAATTTCTACAAACAAATTCATTTCACACCTCCCCCTATTCTCTCAATACCGGTTATTTAACTTCTTCCCATCCTCCTGGATAGGCGCTTGGAGAAAAGGTGTTACTATCAATTAAAGACCGATACACTTTACCTTCAAAAGCTACCTTATCGCCAGTATTATAGACATCGTGTGCACCGGTTGGTTGCACCCAATCTTTAATCACCTCTGTACCGTCTGCTAACTTATCGCTTTTAAGTTCTTTGTATAATGATGGCGTTTGGTCAGGTAGCCATGTTGCTTGGCTAGTGTGGTCAGACAAGATTTCATATTGCTTCCCATTGTAATTGATAACGGATCCTGCGCTGTATTGAATAGATGGTTGCCAATTTGGATACTTCTCTTCGATTTCCTTCTTTTGATCTTTTGAAAGATTGTTAGCGTTAATAATTTTCTTAAGGACTGACGTTTCTGTCTCAACAGTAGATACTCGTTTAGTTAAAGCAGCAGTAGCTTGATCAACCAATTGATTAATCTCGTCTCGAACAGCTTTAATCGCATCCGATTTAATAGTATCGACTGATTTTTCAAAATCGCTCACTGCTTTTTGAGTAGTCTCCACTTGTTGTTGGGCTTTTTCTAATAATTCGTTTTGATATTTACCGGAATACAGTCCTTTATAGATCGCATCTTGTACTGCTTTCACTTGCTCGTCTTCCGACAATTGAGTAACATCTTTTTCTAGTGTAAAAGTGGCTACCCCGCTCACTCCATCAGTAAAGGATACGGTCACCACTGATCCAGACTGGTTAGGACGTTCGAGATTACTGTATAGCCGGTAGCTTTGCACAAAATTTAATTGCATTTTATTTCTCTCCTTTAATAATGATCGGTTCTAATACAGCTAGGTCACTGATAGATAGTGGTAACTCACTAAGCTCATCTTCTGTTAATGGTTCTAAATTAATCTCTTGATCCATCTCCAAAATTTCTTTATTTCCTTCTGTTGGCAAAGACGTACCATTATCATCAAAGTCTAAAGTATCGATGATATCCTTAGCTTCGGCCGCGAATCGTTTTGCTGTTTTAAACAATTTAAATTTAAAAGCGCCTGTGACTTTTGTGTCAGCAAGCGCTCCTAAAACATTATTAATATTAGTTATTTGTAAATTTGTAAGTTTCATTTAATTCCCTTTCTTTTTGACTAGCTCATCCAGCTAAATTTATCTCTGGCTCTATAATAATGTCCTTGACTAATTAGGTAGAGATTGCTCCACATACCAATGCCGATTCCGCAATAATTATCATTATTTGCGTTTACTATGGCAAAGATTGGTTCACCCGCCTGAACAGTCGATATAAATTTCATACGGATTTCACTATCATATCCAGCGACCCACTCACCAAAAGTATGGATATGACCAGATGATCCACCAATTGTTATTACCGGCAAATAAAGATCCTTCCTATCAGTTATCTGTCTATATAGCCCTACATACTTACCTTTTTCAGCTGTTAACCCTACCCCATCAGGCGTGCCAGGTTTAATATAACTTACTCCTTTGGCTTCGTTGACTAGGGCCGTTACTCCCCCAACCTTAACGCCTTTGTCGGTGCGGAGCTCCAAACCTTCATTGCCTAAGTGAGAGCTCCATGTTTGATTTGTTGCAACGTCAAATCCGTCTGGTCCTAGCGTTACTATCGATCCATCTGACGCTTTAGTGGTAATGCCTTTATGATTAATTTTTGTATGCGCCGATTTTTTGTCAAATCGATATCTTAACAGTTTAATCTCATTACCATCGATCTGCACACGACCATTAATTGCATTCCATTTTGATTGAATAAAACTGGTATCCAGACCCGTAATATTTGCCGCATCTAAATTAGAAACCGTCACTTTATTTGCATCCAGCGTCCCACTGGTAATCTTGTTAGCACTCAAGCTGTCGATCATTGACGACTTGATCACGGCATCTTCAATCATTGTCTGACCAGTAATGTGTACGAGTTTACCGTCGATTTTGACAGTACCATCCTTATTTAAGTTAAGCTGATTCAGTACATCACCAGAAGCATTTAAATTTTTTATAGCCCAGTAGCCAGCCATTTGATCTGCAACCGAGGTTATGCCGTCAGATAAGTTAGTCACTTGTTGCCTTATTAGATTATTTGTCTGCAAGATTTGGCTAGCTTGGTTTTCTATCCCTTGCTTTAGCAGACCAATGGTTTGTGAATGGGAATTAACAGTATCAGTAATTTTGTTGTATTCGGTCGAGCTGACTTTACCATCAAGGCTTTTCTTGACTGCCGTCAGCGTTCGATTGATTTGATCTGCTTTTTGATCGGTATAAGATTTAGACTCTGAAAGTGTATTACCGCTGCTGTCTTTAAGCTGTTTTGTGAACTGGATTTTCAAGCTTTCAGCTGTTTGACTTAGTTGGCTGCCTAAATCAACCTTTGCTACGTTAAGTTTTTCAAGCAAGTCGCTTTTTGCTGCAGTTATCTTGTTATCTGCTTGAGATAACGCACTGTTTACCTGGTCAGTCATAGTGCCCTGTAAGTCTGTCAATGACTTGGTGTATTCACGCTGATAGCCTTCTACAGTCGCTAAAATCTGACCTTTTAAGGTATTATCTGCTGATTTAAAGTCCAACTTGACTTGGTTAATATCGTCAAACAAAGCTTTTAGCATGGTCTCAGATGTGCTGTTGGGAACAAAATCTTTAACTACACTACCGCGGTTTAAATTGGCTTGATAATAGGTGTAGGGTTGATCAGCTTCTATACACAGCTTTGGGTTTACACTATCTGCAACAAATTTAGCTTCAATGTACACTGCACCACCAGCAAGTGGCTTGGTTATAACTTCTTTTATATTTTTACCGTTTTGTTTGACTGTGATCACAAGGGCGGTCACCTCCTTTTATATGTTATTTGTTTTGTAATTGAGCAACTTTTTGTTCGAGGATTTCGATCCGTGAGAGGTAGTCTTCATAAGCTGGTGTCCAGTCGGTGGTATAATAACCACGCTCCAATTTGATCCATTCGATGGTGTTTGGTGAGGTAGCTTTATTTGTCCCGACATATATTGAAATATAGGTGTTCGATACGCGATAAGTTCTCCCATTGTATACATTGTCGTCTGCGTTCCATTTAAAAGTGGCAGTAAAGATTCCGTTTTCTGGATTTAAAGAGTTGAAATAATAAAGTCGTTGTGATCCCCCGCTATTAAAGAGAGCTAACCAGACCCTATCATCACCAATGTTTGCTTTGAATCTCACGGTTACTGGCTCACCAGTTTTTAGGCCGTGCCCGTTGACTAGATAGTAATTAGTTAAGAGGTAGTTGTTGTTAGTGATCGTTCTGTCACTATCCCTTAGTAAATTACGCCCCCCCGTTTTTTATTTTATTCAAATAATCAATCGTGATTATGTCGTCTTTATTTTCGATTTTGGATAAGTTTCTGACCATGTTTACCTCCTTATAATTTATAGATTTGAAAATGCTTGAGCGTTAAAATATCGCCTTTTTTACTTTTGATCGGTGTATGTATTAACCAATCCCCTTTATATTCTCTTTCTTGTCGAAAGAAACCATCTTTAACATATAAGCTTTCACTTGAACCGCCATAAGTGTTAAGTGTGTTACTGGTAAAGTCTTCTCTTGTCAATGGCACACCATTTTTTTCTAAGGTGCCGCAAACTAAGAAACGGCCTTTATCTGACCAGTTTATTCCGTTCATTTTAAGGGTAAAATATGCATTTGGAAGCTTAACGGTATACACTAGCTCTTTAAATTCATTAATTACCATGTCGTGATACTCGGTATAATTTCTGGCTTTACTATAATCAAACAGATTAGTGGCTAATTTTGCCCCCCCCCCATAATTTATATTTTCTATAAAGCCAACAGTTGGGATATCTTGCTTTTCTGATACTTTTGATAGATTTCTCGTCATACTATCACTCCTTTTATTTATTTTGCCAGTATAGATAGTCAAAAAGTGCTACCTGTGGTGTACGCTGATCTCCTTTTTCCAGCTTTGCCCAGTAGACAGTGCTTTCGGTTTTGCCATGTGCTGAATCTAAGTAGACCGATAGATAAGATAGTTGTAATTTGTTGTAAGGATTAAAGCTAAAACTTTTACTGTAAAGATAATTCCCAACTTTATCTAAAGTGGCTTGTTCGTTCCAGCTCATCTGGTCATAGACTTTAAAAGCTTTTCGATCCTCTCCAAGCTCTCCACAAATCGTAAAAGTATAGGTATCACCAAGTACTAAATTTTCTTTTAGGTTATAACCTGTAATCATGTAGTTGCTATTAGTCACTTTTTTAGTACCGCCAATTAGTAAGTTTGGATTAGGCAAAGATGTTGCTAGATCAAACATTTCGCCCCCCCCCCCGATATTTTTAGACGATAAAAATACCAAGTTATCCTTAGCGTATTTTTGTGTGATTATGTCGTCATCATGTGTGATCGGTGATAGATTTCTCATGGTTTGACCTCCAGTCGTTTAACTTTTTCTTCTAGTGCTGCGATACGTGTCCAATAATCTTCCGGTGCGGGGCTCCAGTCGGTTGGGATGTTTCCTCGCTCGAGTTTATACTTTCCCAATTTTAGGTAAGTACCGCTAGAAATAGTTAGGTTTCGAAAATCAGGAAAACGAATTTGTGTATCATCGTTTCGCGTTGTGTTAGTGCCGAAAATCAAATAAGTGTTATCGTTAATTTTCCTTAAGGAAGCTACTGTTAAATTATGAGTAACTCTAAAAAAAGAAACTTCGCAATAACTAATTTTTCCATCAGTTTTTACAATCATTGACGCAGTATAGGTTGTATTCGGATCTACATTATAAAAGGTGTCAGCAAGTATCTCTTTGCCAACAGAACCTTTTGTTAAATCAAAACAAGTCCATTTAATCCCATTTTCTACTGCTATTTGTTCGGAAAGATTATTAGGGTAATCGTGAACCTCAATATCTGCTGAATTTGGAATCAAATTTCGACCGCCAACTCTTATATCTTCTTTAGAAATCAAATCCTCATCTTTTACACTCTCACTCATCAATCTAGTCATAAAATCGCCTCCTATCCAATAATCGTCACAGCAAATTCATTAACTTTTTGTATATCAGCAAATTCTAAGTTAATTTGGTTGCTGTTTTTAATAACAGTAGTCACTTGTACAACATCCCATGGATCAATAGTCGATGTAACCTGAACAAGTGGATATCTCTCATTTAAGCCATGAGAGATAGTAAATACTTTATCTTTAGCATTACCAATCTGCTGAATAAATTTGCCTAAAGTGTTTTGGTCGACTTTATAACTTAACCCAATATTTGCTTGATTATTGACAGCCACAGTCATGCGATAAACAACAATAAACGGCTGGTCATTTTTACTTGGCACCGTGTCACCATCGGCTGATGTACTGGTTGCAAAGACAAATTCAGATCGGCCGTCTACTTTGGCCATTAGGTCCAAACGATTAATTTTAAAACTGGTTGTAGCATTTTCATTACTGTACTTACCACTAATTTCCACTTGCCCAGCAGCTTGATTACTGATCTTAAGCTCTTTTAATTCTTGACCATTAGCCCTTAACTTGGTAAAAATCAATGGCTTATTATTAGCTATCGCAATAGCTTGCTCGCTCTTGGCTTGATCAGTGACCCTTGTTGTAAAAACTGCCATCTTACACGCTCCTTTCGATCTCAGTTGCTACCGATACTCCAACATAGGTATTAGCTGTTTGTACGTCCGATACTGGTGATTGATACAAGATAATGCTGACGGTATATTCTTTACCTGGCAGATACCCATTACCATTATGGTTTATTCTCAGGCATGCATTTGGTGGTAAGTAGCCAGTGGTTTCTCCTAACCACCTGTTATCGCTATACCGGATAAGCTCCTTGTTGCTGATAAATTCAGCCTGTACTTCGTCATCGATAGTACTTCTTTCGGACAGCGACTTGATTAGCTGATCTTGCTTTTTGTCAGCGCCTTGAATCTCTTTAATAATTTTTTCATGCTGTTCTGCAAGTGTTTTTGCACCGGTAGCTTCTTTATAGATGCTATCCGCTCGTTTGTTGGATGCTGCGATTTGGTCGTCCATGGCTTTGAGCTTCCTATTTAACTCGTCAAAGATTCGTTTTTGAGCTTCTGCATCAAAACCAGCTATACGCCATTCCACACCATTCCAAACTTTAATAACAGTATCTTCTCCGGAAGAATCAAACCAAATATCACCAACATTTATCTTTAATTGATTAGGATCTGGTCGATCGCTTCCATAATAGATGTTATTTTTATGATCAGCCGATACTTGAGCATTCAAAGCAGCTTTTTGAGTTAACTCCAGTTGCTCTCTGATGTTGTCTAATTGCTGTTTTACATCAGACTGACTACTGGTAACCGCTTGAGCCATGCTGATACTATTGCAACTAATTTCGTGTTCAACTAGATCACCGTTAGTGTCATAAATACTGGTATAGCTAACAATTCTTACTTTACGTTCAAAATGCAAATCCTTGTTAATGGCCATGATTTGGTCACCAGCACGAGGTTGTTTGTATTGATAACCTGCTTTAGTGAGATCTTCCATCGTAAGATTCACTGCGATGTTATAGGAGTTGTCTACCTCTTCTTTTAACCGCGCTTTTAGGTTGTCAACATTGGTATACCGCTCATCGACAATCGGATCACCATCACGCCTTCCATAGATCTTTGCTAATGGGCTAGTATAAGATGTCTGGATGCGTCCTTTAGAGTGATCTTCCTCGTCATGATATTTACCAAAACCAGCTTTATAGGTAATAAACTCACCGATTTTCTTTTCTATTTTCAACTCATTCAAGTTAAAACCTTTTTTAACGATCGTTGATAAGTCATTACCTACACGATCAGTAATGTTTATCACACTACCATTGACACTAAATTCAACACCTGCTGTTTTAATCACATCATTAAACAAAGCTAAGCGGTTTTTATAACCAAAAGATTGCTTCTGAAAGGCTTTAACTTTAGTGTTCAGCGAATAACTATAAGGTGTACCGCTAAATATAAAATGCAAGTATGCATCCATCGTATGACTACCATCACTCAGTTGAGTTTCTATCGATGATTTTGACATATCGTAGAAAAATTCATGCACGGCATCAAAATGGAGTTCAACTCGTTCACCTAAATCAATGGGTTGAGCAAAAATGATGGGATAGCGTTCTTCTTTCCACAAAACCTTCCAGCCAATATCTAGATGATCAATCACTTCATCATTGGTATAAATGACACCAGATAGAGATTTCTCACCATTAACCCCATTAGTTTCTTTAATTTCCGCTAAAGCCCCATGGCCTTTCCCTTTTTCATCAATTAAATGTAGCAAATTATCACCACCTATTTATAGAATTCTTGATAGTTCAAGATTTCAATTGTGCCTTTAAAATCCGTTTGAATTGGAATACTGTTGGTTCGAGTTGGTTTCAATACAAAATGTTCATAGTTGGTATACTCATTAATATTTCGATGATTTAACCAAGTTTCAACACCATGTAAATGGAAAACATCGTCTTTATTAATCGTTGTCAAACTCTTATGCTCAAAGCGACGATCACCGACTGTAAAATAAAAATCACCTTTTTGCGATTGTGTCGCTGTTAGCTTTACAACCCAAGGTGATTCTAGTTGACTATTCGATGCTGTGCCTGCATAAGGAATGCTATTAGTAACGGTAATATCTTTGGGTATCGTCTCACCGTAAGGCAACCCAATCGTTTCAAAGCGAAGGACAAAAAGATAAGTGACAGTATTTTGCACTAAGCCTTTAAATGAAGTTTCAATGTCGCCAACATTAATCACATGATAGCGATATTTTTGAGCCTTATGTTTCACTTGGCTTGTCCGCACTTCGCCTGTTTTTTGCCCAGGAACTTCAAAGTTATACAAATCTTCAATAGGCGTTAACTTAGTCAGATAATACCCATCTTCATCAACCAACGCCCCATATAGTCGATCAATAAAATTATCAAGAGCAGCAAGACCTTTACAAGAAAAATAGCCTGATACTTTGATTTCTTTCTTATCAAACCGCGACCCGGCTTTCACTCGGCCACTGCGATTTCTTATTTCCCTAAAATCAACAGATAGAGAAGGTGCTGACACATCAACTGCCAACACCTCTAGCCCTAAATCAGATAATTTAAATTGGTCATCATTAAGCTTAGTAATTAAAGCATCGATAATAATCACCACCTTCTAATTAAAGTATTTATCTTTGTTCTCTTTACGCCCTCTGATGGTTTCAACAGAAGTATAGATACGATCGCCAACTAGTTCGTTATGAACAACAATTTGATTATCAGATAAGTCTGCACTATCAATTTGTCTTTGCATATCGTCTAGCTGGTTAATCACACCACTATCAACAACTTTGCCAGTAGCAACCATCAAGGCATTGGATTCAAAGTTTCTATTGACGACGGCATCAGCATAGTCTTTACTCATTTGTTTGACCTTGCCCAGCCAATCACCCATACCAAGATAGAAACCTTCACCAGTATAACTACCAATTCCTCGAGTCACTCGAGAAGGGGAATGGATAGACAAAGCACTTCTAAGAGTAGATGCCACGTTACTTGCGATAGATGCCGCTAGTGAATAAATCGATCCAGCTGTTCCAGCTAATCCACTATAAAAGCCCCAACCTGTATTAGCACCAGCGCTTCGAGCACCAGCAGCTGCACTATGCATTATACTTACAATGCTACTCATTGTACTTGCGGTTAAAGCACGAGCTTGATTTAAGCTGGACGAAGTAACGCTAACCATCCCATGCATAGCCGATTGCCATGTACTTCGCATTTGTTGCCCAGCACTTTGAATAGTCGACCGCATTCGATTAAATGCCTGTTGAGTAATGCTTTGAACACGATTCATGCTTTGTTGAGTAATACTTACTACTCGGTTAAAAGTTTGAGAAATCGTGTTATTGACTTGGTTCATCGCTGTCGAAATCGCATTGCTAATTCGACTGAATGCGGATGTCACCGCGCTACTCATGTTATTTAATGCCGATGTCGATATACTACCGATTTGGCTAAATGCACTTTGAACAGTGCTTACCATAGCCGAAGCTGCACTAGACACTGCTGAAGTTTGCGCAGCCATTTGAGCAACAATAGTCGCTGTCATACCTGCAAACGCACTATTAGCGATTGAACTGATCTGTGCAAAGCTAGACTGTACACTAGCAACCATAGTCGCTAATTGTGCTTGTACAGCTGCGGTTTGTTGAGAAAACTGACTAATAATAGCAGCACTCATTCCAGCTAATGCACTCACACTAACAGCTTGCATTTGAGCAAAAGCACTTTGAACCACCGTCACCATGGCCATCATTTGTGACTGAATAACAGCAATGGCTTGTTGGAAACTGGATGCAACTAATGTTCCAAAGTTACCTAAACTAGATGCAGCAATCGTATTTATTTGCATAAATCCTGATTGGATGGCCATTAAGATAGCTTGCATCTGACTAGTCACTATTGAGGTAACTGACTGTAAACTAGTAGCAATTGACGTTCCGAAGCTAGCCAAACTTGTTGAAGCCACAGTGTTAATTTGAGTAAATCCGTTTTGAATAGTAGTCGTGATCGTTTGCATTTGAGTAGTTACCGTAGTACTTACCGTTTGCAAACTCGTACTAATACCTTCGGATAAGCTCGCTAAAGCAGTGGATGATGTCGTGCCAATTTCAGTAAATGCTTGCGAAATGCTTGTAGTCAAGCTGGTGGTAAATTCAGTCACTGTCGCTTTTTGTTGATTTAACTGTGTCTGAATATTTTGTGTCATTTGAGTTAATGACGTATTGGCGTTATTCGCTAAGTCTTGGTAGTCCTGACTACCTAGAGTATTAGCTTGACCACTGGCACCTAAAATTCCGTCAGTTGTTAAGTTAGCATTGGAGCCAGCCATACTTGCCATTTGACCAGTACTATTACTTACGTTTTGCATCATCTCTTCAAAATTCATGGAGCCGTTCATGTTGGCCAGAGATGACGCGTTCTCAATAGCTTGCTGTGCAGCGTTGGCATTATTCGTTGCACTATTAGCCATTTGAGCAGTCGATGATTCAACATTTGTCGCAGTTTGACTAAAGTCAGTAGATACTTGTGTGTTAACTTCTGAGCTACCACCAGTAAAGACTGATTTAATGCTGTCCCACACATTAGTACATTTATCAATTAAGCCACCAACAAAATTCGATAATGCATCAATTGCCCCTTGGAACAGACTCTTAATCCAGTCCCAACCAATTTGGATGAGTTCGCCAAGGCTCATTGATTTAAGCCCGTTAACAAAGTTTTGAGCAGCTTCTAAACCGGCAGAAATTAATTCTCCTAAAGCAGATAAAATACCTTGAATAGTAAAGACAACTAATGCAACACCGGCTGTAATCAACTGTGCAGCAAATTCAATTAATCCACCCATAAAGGAAAGAATTAATTGCCCCGCTGCAGTTAAAATGGAAGGGAGATTTTGAATAATCCCTGATACAAGTGCCATTACAATTTGAATACCACCCGATAGAATCGTTGGTAACGCTGCGATAATTCCGTTAAGGAATGTAGAAATCAGTTGCCCAGCAGTACTGATTAATTGCGGTAAGGCTGTCAAAATACCATTAACAAGGTTTGAAACAATTGAAACTGCTCCAGCCATGATTAAAGGTAAGTTAGATATAATCCCTTGGATCAGTACCATAATTGCTTGCGCACCAATCTGAATTAATTGTGGCAAGAGTTGTACAAGTCCAGTAATCAAATTATTAATGATATTAATACCGGTTGAAATAATGGTTGGTAAATTAGCAACTACCGAGTTGACAAATCCCATAACAATGGTTTGTGCTGAACTGATAATCTGTGGAATGTTTTGTAAAATACCTTGAGTCAGTTGCAATAGGAATTGCATACCGATAGATACTAACTGAGGCAATGCACTAAGAATAGAAGTGACAAAACTAGTGATTACCATCAAAGCTGAACTGATCAACGATCCACTATTTGAACCGATCCCGTTAACTAAAGCCGCTATGATTTGTACACCAGCTTGAACAATTGCTGGGATATTTGCTGCTAAGGCTTGTGCAAATTGGGCAATTAGCTGTGTACCACTTTGAATCAGTTGCGGTATTGCACTAACGATCCCTTGAGTAAACCGAGCAATTACTTCAGGGCCTTTTTGAGTTACTGTAGTTAGCATTTGGCTGATTTGATCGCCAAAAGCATTATTAATTAGTCCTAAGCCAGCCACAACTAATCCTAGTATTGCTGCAGGACCAATAGAAGCTAATGCAACACTGGCTATCGATGTAATTGCTGAGGTCATGCCGCCTAAAGCAGATATACCTGTACCAGCGGTTTGAATAAAGGTTCCTTTTAAACCCCCAACACCTTGACCTAATTTCCAAAAGCTCTTAAACAAGCCATCGTGTTTGACAATCGTATCTCCCACAACTTGTTGATAGCCCAAGATACCTTTCATTAGGCCTCTTGAGACATTATTCCCTACAGAAAGAATGCTCTTAAGCCCGTTCCCCATGTTCCCTAGGGAACTCAAAGCAAGTGGAGCAACAGTAGGAAACGCCATTAAAGCCATTGTTCCAGCTTTTCCGAGTCTTTGGAATCCTTCAACCACAGTCGGAACCGCGTTGGAAATAGAATTAAATACATTATCGATAGGCGCTTTCAATCGAGCAATGGATTGAGCAATATTGGGTAACCCTTTTGATTCCAGTACAGAATCAAATGCAGAGATAATATTAGCCATACCACGAACAACAGCTGATTGTAGAATGCCGATTGATGTTTTAACCCCTTCAGACCCTTTTAAAGCCTGTTCAGCAAAACCACCAGTGGCTTTATCCATCTCGATCATTTTTTGGACAAAGTCATCCATAGTGACTTCACCGCTCTTCAAAGCTTCATACAAGTCTCTGGAGTTCTTCCCAGCTCCTAGCATTTCTTGAGCAACATCATTTAACGCCTTGCCAGAAGCAATCGTTAAGGAGTTCCACGCTTGTTGGTCAACTTTACCAACGGCCAACATTTGATTCAATTGCGTCATGCCGTTAGCAGCTTCAGACGTACTTGCACCATTGGCTAGCATCGCATCGTTAAATGCGATAGCTGCATCCGCCGCAGTGTTTAGGTCTAATCCGGCAACAACAAAGCTCTTCGTTGAGTTGGTAATCTCATCAAGCGTTGTAGGTAGACCATCAATACCTTCAGATAATCGTTTTGTAGCAGCAGAGGCATCATCAGCGCTGTAACCCCAGGATTGCATAATCTTCGGAAATTGTTTTAACGTATCAAAACGACTGACTGCACTAGAAAATGATTGAGTCAAAACAGACATCGCTTTAGATGCTAAGTTAGCTAAGCTAAAGGCGGTAAATAATTCCTTAACGCTACTACCGAAAGCTCGAGCGCCCGAACTGCCTTTCGCAAAGTGCGCACTAATTCTGCTTAATGCATTAGTCGCCTTGCTACCTAAACTAGTAAACCCATTCTCTAAAGAGCTAGCTATTCTACTTGATACGCTAGTTGCAACGCTAACTAATGACTCCAGTTTACTTTTGACATTAGATGCCATCGTTCCTGCTTTGCTAGTGATAGCAGAAAAAGCAGATTGAAAACGACTCACTGCCCGGCCTAGACTTGTTCCAGCGATACTTTGAGCGATCCGTTCACCAATACTTCTTGTTTTAACCTCTAAGCCTACAAATAAAGTAGAGATTCGCATCAAGGAGTTTTGGAAAGGTGCTGGCAATCTATCTGCTGCTCTAAATCCAGCAAGCGCTATCCGATCAAAACTTTGGGCAACAGTATTGGTTGCACTATTTACGGCGTTAACTAGCCCACTTCTGATTTTCTGTCCAATAGAATGAACAGCAGATACTAATGTGCCGTTCGCAATGCTATTAGCCATCCGTTCGCCGGACGACCGAACAGAACTTTCCAAGCTAACAAATATACTTGCAATTTTCTGCGCAGCTGCTTGAAATGGAGTTGGCAAATGCTGGGCTGATTTAATAGCAGCAAAAGCCATTTTATCTAGGCTATTAGCTACTACATTAGTTGCACCAGTAATCCCCTTAGCTAAAACATTTTTAATCGATTGGCTAACGTAATTAAACGCTGGAACAATGCCACCGTTACGAATAGCGTTAGCCATTCTTCCACTGAGACTATCTGTTTTTACTGCTAAATCATTAAAAATATTAGCAATATTACTTGCTGCCGTTTTAAAAGGTCCTGGCAAATAGGTTGCTGCTTTATTTGCTGCAATAGATAATTTGCTAAAGCCATTAGATAATTTATTGCCAATAGCATCAGCAACAAAACCTATACCGTTTTTAATTGCTTGGTTAGCAGATTTAAATGCTCCTATATAACCCTTAATACCGTTACCACTAATCGATAATAATGTGCTAAAAGCCGTTCGAGCTCCGCTCACCATCATCTGAAATCCTTTTTGAATCGGCTCGGGAATTTTTAAACCAATACGGCTCGCTAAACCTTGAAGTTTTCCTAGTGGAATTTTTACAGCATCAAATACCCCTTGGCCAATTGCTTTAAACTTAGAAATTGACCCAGACTCTAATTTAGCAATGGTATTAGCCACAATTTGAGCTAACTGTGAGCTGTTAGCATTAGCATACTGCTTAGCTTTTTGAAAAGCTTGATTAGTTGCGCTGCTAACTCTTGCCATTGCTGATTCGTATGCTGATGTATCTGCACCAATATAGGCATCGATATTCCCACTAAAGGCCATAGCTATTCCCCCTTTCCTTTAAATTTATTTGCAAAGTGTTCGTTTGCGATTTGAATTCGTGCTGCTAAATCAGCATCAACACTTTCTGTATCACCAGAATTAAAGGCCTTTTCGACCTTGCGTTCCAATTTGCGCCGATTAAATACGTCATTAACCTTAAGTTTCTTCTTATGATTAGCAATTCTAAAGTTGATCGCCAGTTGAGCTAATAACTCTTGGATGTCAATTTGACGGTAACTTAGACCTTTCAGAACAGCGATCAACTCGTTATATGTGTAAGACATGATCTGCTGAATATCCGTCAAACCATGTCTTGCACATAATTCGATTAATTGATAGCGGCTTTCATTTCCCCAAGCTGTTCCTGTAGAGCCCCTACTTGCAGTTTGGTGTCCTCGTCGTCTCGTTTCTTCAAGAGTTCGACGACCTTCTCTAAATTCTTGATATAGTCGGAAATCTTCTTCTTGAAAAAACCACTTTCGATCATTTCTTCTTTAATGTTTGCAAATAAGCTCTTATATTTTTCTTCGACATTTTCATCACCGATGTATGTTTCAATAGCTGACAGAATGTCATTTTCGGTAAGTTTAGGATTGATTAAAGTAAATAAATCAATAATCGCTTGATCATCTTCAGCAATGATCCGTGAGAAGAAACTCCCTACACCATCATTATTCTTTCCACCAGTTTCTTGATTGGTAGTACCTAACTTTTTGTTCATCTTAAACATTAAGCGGTAATTAAAAGTAACTTCTTCTGGTTTGTCTTTGATAATTAATGCAAATGCCATATTCATATCTCCTTTATATGTGATTTAGTGAAAAATAAAAGAGCGCTATTTAAGCGCCCTTAGTGATTAGTGTGACTCAGCAGGTGTACTATCGGTTTTTTGGATATTATCGTAATCACCAGTAGTTTCACCTGGGTTTTGATAGTCATAGATTTGATTCAAGATTTTAATATCTTCATCAGTTAATGGGAACATTCCAGATTGCATAGATCCAACCACAGACAAGGTGTAAGATACTTCGACTAGATCTCCAATATCAGATGGCACAGAAAGTTCAGAAATTTTACCATAGCCAAATAAAGCAGGATAAGTCTTTTCGGCACCCGATCCTTTAGCAACAGACGGATCAACAATTACTTGCCAAACTTTTACGGAATCACCATTTCGTTGTGCTTCGCGTACCACATTAATGGATGGATCTGTTGGCACAAAATATTGTGCTAATTCAACTTCATGTTCATCGTTAGATTTTTCTACAATACGCCCTTGTTGCGATTGCTCGTCAATAAAATCTCCGCCTAATGTTAAATCCCCTGATGTACGATGAGCAGGCATTAAGGCAGCTTCACCAATTTTGTTGTGTACAGATTGAATAAAATAAAAAATACTCTTACCAGAAATAGGTTTCCCCACGATTGTTTTAACAGAACTTGCCATTGATTATTTCTCCTTTACATAATTAATTCATTAATTCTAATAATAATGTGATAGACTTCTCGGCCAATCGAGTTGTCCATCATCATCTGACTACTAATTCTTTGATTTCTCCCTAAAAGACGAACTGCACGATACTCAATATCTTCTGCCTTTTGACGGTTACCCGCTGGTAAGAAGATATCAATCATCTGTGATGTATCTTCAATCACATAACCAGTCTGAGCCGTTTTATCTGTCGTTGAGCTATGACTTCCGACAACAATAAAAGGCTCTTCTTGTTGAGAATTAGGCAATTTAAAAAAGACTGGCATGTTCAATGGTGCCAATCTTTCTTTAATATCAAGCAAATAATTTACTTTTGGTGAATATTTCATACCTCATCTCCTTTATTTGACAAACATCTTTTTCAAATGTGACATTAATATTGGAAATTCCTCTTGAACAGCAGGGTATAAAAAGAGCTGAGCACTCATTTTCCGTGTGCCTAATTCCACGAAAACAGCATAATAGGCAGGTGCTGAAACAATTGCTCTCAGGTCACTTTCCATAAAACTATAAATCGTCATGGACAAATAACCAGTATCCCATGGCGCATAAAATTTAGCCTGTCTTTCAATTCTTAATGCAGATCGGTTTAACTCACGACCGACATATTTTCGAGCTTCGGACTTTTTCTTCATCGTACTTTTAATAAAGCTATTCAAACCTTTCACCCGATAAATAAGGCTCATACGATAATCACCGTACTATTTTTGTGATGAATAGTGCCCCTGACTTGTCGTTTCTGGCCACGGTATTTAATCGCTTCAATGCCTTCATAATAACCTTGCAGATGTAGTTTAAAGCTAGACAGATTATATTGCCCAAATAATCCCATTTGTTCATCATGACTTAATCGACTACGCTGACAAGGAACTTCGATCTCTTCGGTTTCGACTACTTCATCACCTAACACACCTGCAGTAACTTTATCCTTTAGCAAAGTGACGCGATCGTTATATATCATAAAGATCACCACCTATATAAAACGAGCTATTCCCTTAGCCTTATAATCCGGCTTATCAGAATAGCTCATTAGGATTTCGTGATATTCTTTTAAATCATTCTCTTGCCAATGGAAAGATGCACCTTCTTCAGTAGTTGATGTCGTTCCTTCTGCATTAAGTCGATTGAATCGCTTAGAAGCAATATCCCTTACTACGAATTCTAGGTCATCCGGAATTTCTGTCTTTTTAGCGATACGATGAATATTGATAAAAGCAAGAATACGCTCAATGCTATCATCAACAAGCAAGGTGATTAATTCATCTTGTTTATCATCTTTAATTCCTTTAAGCAGTTTAATTGAATCAATTAATGCCTTCTTATTCACTGAGCGCATCTCCTTTCTTAAGCGGCTGTGCTAGTAGGTGCTTTAATCGTTGCTTCAACTACCCCTTCTGGTACTTCAGCAAAGAGAGTATTTGCACCAAAGAATACAGAATCTAAGGTCAAGCGATTTTGTTGTACATCACGAGATGCTCCAATAAATCCTAAGTTGTCAGTAAATTGTGCAAAAGTATTTGCTACTTCAGATGTCCGGACATCAAGATAAGCAAAGACTAAATTGTCTACCGCTGTTGCATAGATTTTCCCTTTAGGAACTGAATTTAACATGACTACATTATCGACACCTAAGAAGTTTTTAATTAAAGTCATCCCAAATACGTTTGATGCATCAGAAAGAACTGGAGTACTTCCCAAGTATTCAGCTACATCTAATGGATTAACAAAATAAACTAATTTTGCCCCACGAAATTCAGCAAATGTAGTTAATTTACCCCATGCATTAGCTAAGGCTTCTTGCATGCTTTTACCATTTACTTTGGTTGGAGCAGCCTTTAAGTAGGTAAAGAACTTCGCTTCAAATTCGTATTGTAATTTATTCATCAGTTGTTTGTCTGCCTGTGTAACAGCAACGTCGCGGCCGTGACGAGCAATAGCTTCAGCCGATACTGAACGACGCTTTTTAAACCATTCCACTGTATGATCCTTCAGTTGTTTACGATTAACTTTAGAAAGTGGGATAGTTTCGCCTTCACCTACTGTTGTTTTATCTAGATCTACTTCCCATTTATAAGTCCGGAAAGTGAGATCACGAGTTAATTTTTCTTGACGTGATACGCCTAAAATTTGCAATAAGTCATAAATAGATTTTGAAAACCGATTAACAAAATCAATCGCTGTAATTTCCCCAAAATCATCCATGACATTTAATTTGTTTTCTGCCATATATTATCTTCTCCTTTATTAAAATAAATCTCTGTTTTCTCGGATTAATTCCAGTCGTTTCTTAGCATCTGGTTCACTCAAAATTTCTTCACGAGTCAATGAATGGCTTGAGGTCGTTCCGCGTTTTGGTGATTTCTGTGCTAACCGTTCGTCAACACGTTTTTCAACTGCTTCATCAAAAACGACACGAATATTTTTAATGTTCTCTGAAATAGCATCTGCATTATCTGCCATCACGACATCAAGAAATTCTAAAGGTAAACCTTCTTCTGAGAGTTGTGAACGTGTTTCGATACGCAATTCTTTATAAGCGATCGCTTTTTCTCGTTTGTCGAGTTCTTCTTTTCTCTTGCGCTCTTGTTCCTTTTCACGTTCATCCTTAGATAGCTTAGCCAATCGTTCAGCTTCTGACTTAGCTTCTTCGATCTCTTGCGCCTTCTCTTCGTCCCACTTTTTACGTTCTGCCCCAATCATTTTGGCCAGATCGTCACGGGTGAAGGTGCGTTCTTCCTTATTATCTTTTTCTTCCGGATTTGTTTCTTGATTATTAGCAATCTCATCTACAGTTTGCTTTTCTTGTTCTGACATTTTATACCTCCTGTGGTTACGCCACGACTCGATAAACTCGTTTTACGTCCGGCGACGATACAAGCAGCTTTTTACGCCATCAGCAAGATTGGGCAAAATAAAAAGCCGTTTCCACGACTTGTTCACACGATTCACTCACGATTTAACGTTGATATATCAATGTTTTTAGCCATTTTCGCACGATTAACGCACGATTACTTTATATTCCGTTTCCGCTTTTCCTGTCGAATATCTATCCCTATGTTATTTGCTGCTGATTCAGCACGGTTTAATTCATCGTCAGTTAAACTATCAACATCTAATTCGCTAAACTCATGGATAATATCGTAAACACTAGGGTGAACATTAACGATTCTATTGCTCCACTCATTTTTATATAACTTACCTGTTTCTAAAATAGGTGATATAACCATGTGTCTGTCTTGTATTAATTGCTGCTCATTTTTGAGCCAACTAAAATCATTATCCTTTAAAACTTGATACATGGTTAATCCTAATTGATTAACTATCTTTTCCTCGCCATCTATAACAACTCCCGACTCGAAAAATACAGCATGCATCATCTCATGAATAATTGTTTGCTTTTTCCTACTTTCCGTTGCATCGATATCTATTTCAATCGTTGCTGCAGGATACTGACACTGGCCTAATAAGTAATCATCTTCTATACCTTGATAACCAGGGTTCAGAGCCTTTTCCACTATGGTATATTCCATGCCTGCAATTTTTATCTTGTTGATCATGTAAACTCCTTATTCTTGTTTTTCAAGTATTCGTTTAAACCTAATTTAAAGCCTTCTGTGAAAAGTCCCCATGTTAATGCAGCTTTTTGACTTGGGCTAAACATGGCTTTGAAGCCTTTCAACTTCCAAACCCAAATATAAAACCTAATCGTAGAAATAATATTACTCATACTTCACCCCCTAATTCTGGGCAAAATAAAAGCACCTAACCTTTGATTGGCTGGTGCTTGTTAGCGTATGGGTTCTAATTGGGGAGCGAAACTCATATATTCTCTTTCGGCGTCAATTGCCTCCTGAGGAGCATCTTCCCTAAGATAATGATTTTTCCCATCAGTTCTATGCATATCAAGAACAATGTACTCTTCAAATTTTTCATACAGTTCGTCTGCTCTTCTATACAAATCTGCCTGATTTGTCACTCTACTCAACTCCTTTGTCAACAAATTGCTTAAATTGGGGATTATTCATCATATAACGTACAAATATTTCTGCAAAGAGTTCAAATTCTTTAAAATTAATAACGCTTCTATTGGCGTACGTGCTGATATCTCTCTTAATATTGTATCCTTTTGCACTTAGCATATCAACAATCTCTTTAGAATTCTCAATCTCTCTCGCAAGAATTTCTTCATGGCTGAATTCAGGATGGTTAGCTTTAATTTGTTGATACTGATACCAGTGCCCCAACTCATGAATCACTGTACTCAATGGATTACCATTCATCGCCAGAGTATCATTTTGAGCTGCTTTCATGTCTTGATTACTCTTTATATCCCCACGTACGTATAATGCATTCTCGCTAGGATTATAAGATGCTAACACACCTTCATTAAATTCACTCCTATCACCAATGATAATCTTTGGCTGTGTAAATTGATTAGCAATATTGCCAATCAGTTCATAAGCTTTCGAAAATTGATTGTCATAAAAGCGAACAGCCTTTGTTTTCCTGGATAACAATTCAGAAACATGAATCTCATTACTGGTTCCAGTAGCAAGCTTAGCTGTTTGCATGCCATTACCACGATCATAACTTATTTTATGGCGATCATCATACCCAATCCGGGAATTAGAACGTTCTTGAACTTTACTATTTTCTAACTCTCTGAGTTCCTTTAAATCACGTTCATAAGCTTTATCTAATTCTTCTTCATCTGGTACATAGGTTGACCGGCAATTGTAGTGAGCAGGAAGAACAGGATCCCTATTGATCTCTTCAATGCTGTACAGCTTGTTTTCCTTATGCAGCTCTTTGCAAATATCACTTGTTCGGTTATCCATATGAACATGAACACGCACATATCTTAACCCTGCATCATGATAACGTCTAAGTGTTGCGTTATTAATCACCATGCTACCATCTGTTCGGATAAGTGTTTCAGCGCGATGCCTTTGTACATCAAAGTCTTTACGAATATCTCGTGACATCTCTCTTGGATGATAACCCTTGATAAAGCCACGCTTGAAAGTCTCTTTTAGCTTCTGGGCTAGATTATCCGTATTGCCCCAGAGCTGTTCTGAATAGTTATAGCCATTAAATGGCGTACGAATCAATTGCTCTAAGGCAGGTTTATTTAAGGTTGATGATGAACGACCGCCCATAATCTTACGATAACTATGGTTTGCTAAACGTTTAAGATAAGTAGCAAAACTAATAGCCAAGGAATTTTGCAGCACACCTGCTTGATAAGCTGTTTCCAACTGCAGGGCTTCTAATCGGGTAACCTGGCTGGAGGCATACTGTTGGTTTAACCGACTTAATAGTTCCTCATCATGAGTTTCTAAATACTTTTTAGCACGTCTTCGATAATCACTCAGATCCGTACCCCTAAGTATTTGTTGGGCTTCCCGATAACTGATTTTATTATCTTCAGCATACTTAGCGTAAAACTCAAAGATCTCTTTTTGCAGTTCTCTAGCAGCCTCTCCATAGATATCTTCTAGTTCCTTAAAAAAGTCGATATCATGTTGATCAGCGTATAGCATGAGTTCTTTCGTTCGACGACCCCAGTACTCCTTATGGTTTTCGTTCTTCTTGGCCATCGCCTAATACCTCTACTTTATCGAAACGTTTTTCAGCATTAATCTCTTCCATACGCTTAATCTCTACGTCAGCATCTAGACCGGTAACTGCCGAAAGCATTTCGTACACCGTTTGATTAGATACCATGCCGTATAACTGTTGTGCCATGGCAACAATTTCGTTATTGGTTTTAGGCACATTAGGTGTAAAGATAATGTTCGTTTGATTGACCAAGTCATAAGCGGTTGATTCATTGCCACGAATGGACCAGATATTAGACACCAGTCTTAATCGCCGCATGATGCCAGTTTTAAACATCCGCTCTTGTTCAGCGCGTAAATTATCACTAGCCATCAACTTATATTTCATGGATTCACCCGATCGATTACCAGCAAAGGAATCATCATTGGAATCCGGAGTAAATGTAAACCGCAAGATATCATCAACTAAACGGTCTTTATACTTTTCAGCGCCCTCTGCATCGTATTGCTTAACCAAATACTTAGCATCAGGTTTTACACCGTTTTCCATTGGATTGTTATCTAAGATCAACATCTGTGCTTCTTTAAAAGCTTTTGAAACGGCTAAACGGCCGTTAGGGTTGAGTGTACCATCTTCATTAAAATCATTCTCGCCAGCTCCTGTATAAGGATTACCGGAAATAACTAATAACGCATCCACAGAAGATTGTTGGAAGTTGGCCAACTCGGATTGAGATAAATCGTAAGCATCGATATTATCTAACACCGACTCAAATGCCCCGGTTCGGTCTTCATTGTTGTTAAACTCTGTAACCGGAACACCTTTGAAATAATGTTCTTCTTCATCCACTAGATGTAAGCCTTGATTAGCATCCTTTGAGTCGTCCTCATAGTAATAAATATGATCCGCCGTGCAGACGGTAACAAAAGATTTTCGTTCTCCGGTTCCATAATCTATATTATAGAAATTAACCGAATACAGAGAATTATCATGATAACTATCATCGTAAACAACAAAGGTTTGCTCCGTATTCAATTTAATCAGATTGATTCTTAACGATTGACCATCATCCTGTTCCACTGTTAGAAGCTCATAAGATCGTCCATAAATCGACAGATCCGTTTTCATTTGGACGTTATGATGTTCTTCATTGTTTTGAATGTTAAAGTCATCAATCTGTTCCTGTAATAATTTGTTTTCGTTTTTATACTGGATTGGTTTGCCTAGCATGTAACCTTGCTCAAAGATCGTGATGTATCTTGCAAAGTCACTAGCGATCCGATTGTCTGGCGCATATTCATCAGTCTTAGGGGCTCGATACTTAATGTTGTTATTTCCCATGTAGTACCGCTTTAGTTCTTTCAAGCGCGGTAACTGTTGGGTCTTGTAAATATTAATATACTTTTGTAAGAGTTCGATCCAATCCTTGCTTGCAAAATCAATAGCAGCAAATTCTGACTGAGTCATTCTTAATTGTTGATTCGCCTTTTCATTCCACCGCTCACCCGACAAAAACTTAACGTCTTTCACTTAAACACCTCCTAAAAGAAATATCTTGCATTGTCATAACGATCTTTCAAATCTTGTATAAATTTCATCACATCTTCTAACGAATATCTCGTTGCATCGATTGAGTGGTTATCTTTATCTGGATACTCACCCTTCAAGTTACCGTTTGAATCTCTTTCTAATTCGTATCCTTCAAACTCACGAGCTGTATTAGGGCAGCGGCCACGATCAATGATAATTTCATACATGTCTTGTAAAAACTTAATACCGTGTTCAATGGATCCTGGACCTTTCTTAGCTCCACGAATCTTTAAACCTAATTCTCTAAACTCATTAATCGTTCTAGGCTCAGCGCTATCAGCAATAATAGGTAGATTATATGGATTGATCGCTTTAATCTTTTGGACAGCAACTGAATTTTTTAGTCGCGTTTGATGAATCTCTTTATAGATATAAAGCCGTTTCCGCGTCTTATCGTAATAATTCTCCGTGTAGTGCAATGGATCCGCAGCAAAACCAAAGTCAAGACCGCGATAGGTTTTATCAAAGCTAGCAATCTGTTCATCAGTAATCTCTTCAAAGACAAGATTAGTAAAGACTTCAGCTCCGGTACCGGTCACAATCCCTAAGTACTCATGGTCATAAACTGTCGGCTTTAGTTGTTTGAGATATTCAGCTTCTTCAAGAAAATCTTCTCCAAGCCATTCTTTAGGGACTGAACGATAGTCTGACGAATGGACATAAGCTCTTTTTCTCAGCTTTTGATTTTCCACTTCAATGTTCGTCCAGTTTCGTTGCGATTTAGGCGGGTTAAACGAGTAGAATACTTGAATATTTGGCCCACCACGCATTAGAGATTGGTTTATCGTCCGTATTTCAGCCATATTATTAAATTCATCAACTTCTTCATAATGGATATATTTGTTATAACCAACACGAAACTTGGTTGACTTGATCTTCTTTGGCTTGTCTGCCCCTTTGAATAGTATCTTTTGTCCAGTAGGCAAATAGGTTAACTGCATAGGGCTTAGACTCTCTTTCCAAAGGTGAGAAACCTTTAGCATATCAATTGCCCATAAATACTGATCAAATACCGATTCACGTAAAGTATTAGCTACTTTTCTTAATACTGTTGCATTAGCTAGTGGATTTAACATAATTCCTAAAATAACCTCTACAGAAACAAAAGAGGACTTGGTTGACCCACGTCCTCCTTTAAGCCAGAAATGACTATAATTATTTGATTTTATCGCTTGATGCACTTTATAAAAGCTAGGTGCTACCAAATCCGATAACTTAACATTAGTCGTCATCGATATCATCTACAATCTGAACAAGAGCATCCATTTTTACTTCAGATTTATCTGTCCATAACCCATATGATTTACCAAGATCAACAGCAGCCTGCCGACGAGTCGTAACATTTGGCATCACATCAACAAGTTCTTGCTTAAACTCACCATTAGTGATGGCCATTGGTTCAGTTACTTCACCACGCATAATCGCTGTTAAAAACTGTTTAATCTCGGTCGCACTAGCTATAGATAATTCAGCTGATTTCTCTTCATAAACTTTTTTTAGTTTCTCAACCACCGGCGGAATGTGTCGCCATTTATCACCACCGACAAGCATTTTACTTGCTTGTTTTGTAGCGTTTTTCTTTGTATATCCTGCAGCAATTGCAGCTTTGGTTGCATTTGAAAAACCATTCTTCATGTATTCCAAAACAAATTGCTTCTGTTGATTTCTAGTCGATGGCCAATCAGCCATCAGATCGAGTGCTAACTTTTCAATTTCTTTCATTGCTTTTTCTTCAGGACTGATTTTCACCACCTCTTTCAATATAAGAAAAAGCCACCCGAAGGTGACTTATTTTGTAATGGGAGGAAACTTAGAAGGAGGAAACTTAACTAAATTTCCTAATATCATAATAGCACCAACCATACTCTCATTTTATCTCCTCTTGTAACTCCTTGAGTGCTTGGCCATGCAAACGCATGGTATGCTGATAACTCCAATGATTATCTACCGCAACCTGCTCCCAAGTTTTCTCGGTAAGATAGTAACTTCTCAGCACATTCCGATACCGCACATCTTCCAGCTGATCAATTAAATGAGAAACTTCAATTTTAAGATCAATTAACTGATCAACCTTTCGATTAATTTCCTCGCCCATCTCAATCACCTTAAGGTACTTGTCTTCTAAAGATACTTGCTTTCCACCATGCACATAATCCGATTTTAATTGAGGTGACTTTAAAAACGAGTTATACAATGACTGACGCTCAGCGATACATGCATTAATTTCTTGATTTAAAGACCGTATTCTGCGTAATTTAGATTTAATATCCAACATATCACCTCAATAATCCATTAATATTTTGTCATCTTATTTACCCAACACAAAGTTCCTAGTCCTAAAATAGTTATCACTGCCAACCCCATGTTATTCTCTCCATTCGGTAGTGATAAGCTGTTGACCTTGATTTGTGTCTATTCGATAAACCTGCAAAGTGCGCTTTGTGTAGCTATCGCCTGTGATGTTGTACTGACCAACTAGCTCAGGTTGACTAGTGATTTCTAGGGGCTTAGCTACATATGCAATTGTTTTCCAAATTACTAAAACTAGGTAAACAGTCGCCAATAGATAAAAGTAAAATATAGGATCTTTTAAATGCTTAAACGACATCAACACTCACCCATTCGATTTTCTTACCGCATGTACAGCAAAATTTATATTCTTCTCTGAATTCTCCGATCGTTCTAGTCGTTGAATCAGCGCAAGGGTTATAAAGAAAATGCTCTCGATAAATTTCGGGACAACCACTTGATTCAAATTCCCATTTACATGTATCACTCATCTCTCCTACCTCCTATCCAATCATTTCTTCAACCAACTCTTTTAATTCTTCACTCGTCATTCAAATCCTCCTCTTTAACGAACACGCCATTAACCATTTTACCTTTGCGATCTTTAATCTCTTGATATGCTATCTGTAAACAATCCCCAATGCCTTTATCAATCACCCTTTGCATCCTAAGTTGTTGATTAAGGACAATTAAGGTAACCAGTACATCACCAAAGCTATCTACAATCTGATCCGGTTTATCTTTAGCAATCCCTTGTGCCAGTTCTCCTACCTCTTCGGCAACCTTTAGAAATTGGGCTTGTGGACTAGCAAAACAAAGCCCTCTATTCATTGACCAAATGGTAACCTTGTTAATGACATCGTCCATTTCATTAATTGTGCTTTTATTCATTCTCCAACCCCTCCAATGCCTGTTCAAGTGCTATTGGATTAAATCCAACAATCGGTTCATGACCATCGATAACTATTACAGGCACCGATCGATACCCAAGAGATAGAAATTCTTCTTCGTAAACGGTAATGTCTCTTTCTATATATTCAAAGCCTTTTCCTTCAATGTAACTTTTGACACTTAGGCAAGCTGGACAAGATAACTTGCTATAAACGATAACTTTCTTCATTGACCACCTCTCCTTTCTCATCAAGCCACAAAATAGTCATGACAGCATAATTAGCCAGATCAATTAATGTATCCCTAATCGATTCATCTTTAACCTGCTGATTAGCGTTAATCAACTGACTAAAACGATTGTATTTATCACCTAGTCTTACTGCTGATGCAACTAATCCAAATTGATCAATTGACCGATCAAAAGAGTTCCCATAGTCACTATTCTTTCGATCATATAAATTAGCCATCTCATCCGTAATCGATCTGAATTGCATATTTCTATCCATTTTTATTTCCCCAATTTAACCATCCGCGGCAAGCGTTAAGCGAAAACACAAAATACATAATGGCTATCTGTGGCACTCCCTGCATCATAAAGATGTATAAGGAGATTACATTAGTAATTAGCCACAAGATCCAACTTGAACGCTTACGTTGCACCAACTGCATGTATTGAGCAATGATGGCTGTGGCATTGTTAAAAGCATCCCAAAAGATGAAAGCTCCACCTAGGAAGTAAGACACACTCCCTAGGCCAAAGAAACCAACTAATATCGCGAAAGCCACTAATTTCCAGTTTGTCTTTTCATCAACAATTAAATCACCATCTTTTGTTGTATGGCTTTGCCATTGTTTAAATCCAAAAATTTGCGTGAACAAGTAATAGATACTGGTAAACATATCTCCATAGATTCGATTTCTACCGGCCACAACAGCAGCAGATACATTTTGAATGGCATTAAAGATAAAATTACCTTGCCACTTTTTAGCCAGTCCGATCACCCCGATCAATCCCATCCAGGACACTAAGTTGGGTAGATTAAACCAGCCGTTTTGGACAGATCCCCAGGCCGTGATGGCGATTAGGGATAGGTCTACAATTAGGTTAATCATTTTCTTTTGAGTCATCTTCTACCTCCACTTCTGCCTTGACGAATCCTCTTATCAAACTAGCAAGTAACCAAAATTCATAAATACGATTTAAGTTACTATCATAATCATCGTCTATAAAAATTAGATTTTCTCCAGATCTGTAGTCTTCAATAGCTTTTTCGTATAGATCTTCCGATACAAACCTCATGGTATTACCGTTATCTTTAATCTTAGCAAATATTATGTATTTATATTCTTTCCTCATCTTCTACCTCTCTTACTTCGACACCATCTATCCAACGGAATACATCATCCGCTTTAAAGACCCTTGTAAGTCTTTTTAATGCCCCGATTGCTGCGCTTACTTCATCTTTTGCTTTCCACGTTTTAGATATTTCAAAATGCAAGCATGTTTCACTACATAAAAATGTAACTTCGTATTTATTCATCGTCTTCTAACTCCCTAACATCTATCCAATTAATCCTCTCACCACAAAATGGGCAATAAATAAAAGTCATTACCTCAAGAGATGACAAGGCATAGTCGACCTCTGTACAAGTAACAAAGTATGACATTTTTTTATATTCAATCCATCTACATTTCATTTTTCAGCACCCTCCCACTCAACAGGCCGACCGCACAAAAAGCAGTATTTATACCAATCTTCTTTATTTTCTGCCATCTGACCTGTCAGCATCATCTCATCTTCTACAAAGCAACCAATCCTTACACTGACAAAATCACCCTCATTTGTAGCATGCCATGTGCAAGTCTCTGGATCAGCTATAGTTTCAACTTCAATAAATCCCGGCAATCGATCTAATCTCACATAGATCGATGCCTCACCAAGGATGTATGATATATCGCTATATTCGTAATCATCCCACTCTACCAAATACTCACGTTTATCATCATCCATATCCACTTCGCAATATTTTCTAAGGTCAGTTACTTCTGGACCGGTTAGGAATAGCTGTCTTGGATTAATTTTTACTTTCATGGGAATCTCCTTTCAATGCTGGCACACTTTAAATTTCACAACTGACACACTTTCCGACCTACTTTATGCCATCAAAAGCCTGTTATATAAGCATTTGCCATAGTTGGCCTATTTTTCACCCAAAATTCTTTTATATATTACTATTATTATTTTCATAAATTCTTATTCTATTTTCTTTTAAAAATAGAAATAAAAGTATGGTAAGTATGCCAATCCCAAGTGTACCAAGGGATTTAGAATTTCAAAGTATGGCAGTAAGTGTGCCTTAATGTGCCTTTGAAAGTGTGCCAGCTACATTTCTTCCACTTTCACATAATATTTAGCTCGTTTACCTAAACGCATCATTCTTTTTTGTTCATAACCTTCTCTTTGTAATTCTTGAGTAAAGCTGGTTTTAGTGAATGGCTTTGATCCAATAGCATCACAATAGTCACGATATTCTTTATACACTGCTGTATCAGGTAAATCTGGGTTAATTCCTACATCATCAATAAACTGTAAAATAGTATTACTTTCCACGAGATATCCTTTAACCAAATTATTAATCGTCTCACTTTCAGAAAACTTCCCGCCATTTACCTGCAACCTGTTCAGTCCTTCTAGCGCTAAATTCAAAAGATAAGATTTTGCTTCATCTGTTGATAGCTTTTCATCAATACTGAAATCAACTTTTTTAACCACGTTATCGCACGGAATGATTACTAAACGACGAGCAATTCCACCAGTCTTATCCTTAAACGTTGGCATGTCATTAGCGGTAAAAATAAGGGTTGCCTTGTTCTTCATCCGATAAGGAGTGGAATATATCGGACGTACCATTAAAGTGTTACCAGAAGCCAATATTTTAAAATTAGAGCTACTTTCTAGGTAGCGTGCATCGATATCATCACCGATATTCACTAGATGACCTTCTAACTCGACAACTGACGTAGGGTCATTAAAGTTTTCTAAACTGATATTGGTTCCTAAGTCTCCTGCAAAGGCGTTCAACATTTCAAGAAATGTAGACTTCCCGTTGGCTCCCTTCTCACCGATAAAGAAGAAGACTTTATGTGGAAAGCCTTTATCCATTAAGACATGGCCTAAAATTTCTTCCACTACTTGCCGTAAATCTTGACGATCACAAGTTAAAAAATTTAAAAATTCATCAACATCACTACTATATGCTGTCGGTTCGTAATTAACGTCTAAATAATAAGGAGTAAATTCTTTGTACTCACCGGGATATGCCTTTCCATTCTTAAAGTAATAGTTGTTTTTAAAGATAATAGGAAAGTGTTCCTCATTGATAAATTCAGCATACTTTTGAAACTGATGGATCAATTCATTGTCCTGTGCGTTTTTTAACTCCACATACTGCACAATGGCTCGCAATAACTTGTTGTTATCACTAATCCAATGGTCATTGCTTTTAAAGTACAGCTTATTCTTGAACCATTTTATTTCTAGCTCTTGTACTAAAAATTTAGCAGTAGCGATGATATCTGATTTATCTAGTTCAGCATTTGTAAACTGACCAGCAAACTTACCTGCAAAAGTATATTGGGTATGCATATCAGCTAATGGCGTTTGAACGGCTTCTTGTAACTTTTCTTGGTTACCTTCTTGCCAATCAACATTATCCATAGCTAGTAGATCGGCACATTGATAGGCGACTGGAAAACTAATTTCTCCGGTTTTAGCTGCTCTGGCTAATACCCAGATCACACTCAAAGCATGATCATAGTCCTGTAGATTTAAACGTTCCCGGTCAAGATACTCTTTAAAGATTTTAATCGCTTCGTCATTAGCTAAAGGAGTAACTTTAACAGTAGGCGTTGGAGCTTGTACTTCTGGTGGTTCTTTCTTTTTCTCAAAAGTGACCTGTGAAGTGTCGAGCTGATTATTAAAATCTATCTCGATACTTTCCCTACCTCCGAAAAATATCCGAGAAGCATCTTTATTGGCTTTGTCCGCATTCGGAAATTTATCCATTAACCAGCGGTATAGCATTTCTGACTGCTTAGGCGTTGTCAGTGGCTTATCAAGGAAAAAGACTACACGGAACCGATGCCAATCATTGCGATGACTAAAGGTACTATAGATAAAGCTGGCATTCTTTTGCACCCAAGGATCTTGATAAATCTCCGCCACACTCGAATAGTTTCGGCTTTCAGTTTTAAACTTCTTCGCCTTGCCATTTTCATCTTTGATCACTTCGCCTTTGGCATTTAGCCTTGTTTCGCTATTATCAAAGTCAATCGCAGCGACTTGCTGTTGGATCATATTTTCTTTTTTACGACTGCCATCCATCGTAGCTAATACCATTGTTTGACCGTGATCCCCCACCGCCGCAGCCAATTGCTGTGGAGTCAGCTTAACTGAGTGGTGGACGATACGATCATTAATCGCTTTGATCTCAAAAGTGGAAGGCTTATGGTCAAACTGTTCAGGATCAACGAGCAATTCGTATGTTCTCTCCATAATCCTTCTCCTTTACTAAAGGTTAGAACGGTAAATCGCCTTCATTGACGTCTTCATCATATTTTCTAAAGTCATAATTGGTATACACTCTTCCACTATTAGAAGTGCTTTTTGTCACTTCTAAAATAAATTGAGCGCCTTTTCCTTGGTAAAGGGCTTCGCCTAAAGTGACCATGTCTTCCCAGTCAGCATCGGATAGAGCGACATCAGCGACATAGGCTAATTGACTAACGTATTTAATATTTTGAGAGAGCAATTTAGGGTAACGCTCATACAATTTATACTTCTTACCTGTTTTCTTGTCTTTAGTAACGTATTCTGGATCAAGGTTCCAGTTAATAAATTCTTTTTCGTTGTCGTGATCTCCGCCAATTGCTTGTAAGACAATGGATACACACTCGTACCCGCTATCATAGACATGAAAACGTGCATCAGATAACACAACGTCATAAATTCCTTCCGGTAATCCACTTTCCCCACTGCTGGCTTTATCAGTTGCTGGGTTAAAGTTGGTTAAGGTTTCGTTTGCTAAATCTTTTAATGACATAACTATCAGTCTCCTTTAAATTATATTTGTGGCTTTTTACGTGCTTTTTGACTGGTTTCTTTTTCTTCTTTAGGCTTAGGCGTGATCTTTTCTTCCTCAGAATCATCTAGTTGTTTTACAATTTCATCTTGCCGTTTTTTACTGGTAGATTGTGAGCGATCAAAAGCCCCGGTAATGGTGTCTAAGATTTTTAAGATTCGATCATCATCCACTTTTTCACGGTCATAATTTTTACGTTTTTTCTTAACGACACGAATATAATTCTTGCCGATTTTCTTCGTTTGAATCATATAATCACAGTTTCCGTTCACCACATTGACATGTTTTTCAGCCAGCGATGGATATTCTTTTTTGACATTATCTTCAGTAACTGTAGTAATTCGTGAAATATAAATCACATTAAGCGGCAAAGTTTTTAGATCAATAACTAATTTATTAAAGATACTTTTAAATGCTGCATAACCTTTTCCAAAAGGAATATCTCCTAGCGTTTCAACTCCTTCACGGTCACAAAGGTATTGTTCGATCATGACTACAATATCGTCAATAACATCTAAAACAATGGTTTCATAAGTGTGATCTGCAGTTTCAAGTTCTAATAAAATCTCATCGAGTTGGTCGAGAATTGAATTTTCAATGTGACCATCTTTTCCTCTGACATTTCTTAGTTCGATGGATGGATAAGGGTTTGCGCTGGCGTTCCCATCGGTATCAAGAAATAGTGGGTTAGGAAATTCTCCAGCTAAATAAGATTTACCGCTCATGGTTTCACCATAGATAAAAAAGTTTTTAGGCGTATCAACGGTTTTTTGTAGTTCGTTTTTAGGTAATATAGACATGCTTCATTTCCTTTCTAATCTAAAATCCATTTTCAAGAATAGACCTGCTGGTAGTGATCGATTCAACAATTTTTACTTCATAGTAAGGGCCATAGTCTGGATGTTTTTTAGTAGTGATTTCTTGCTTAGTGACTTCACCACAGGCTTTTTCTTTAACATCTCTGATTAACTTTTCCCCTTCTTCTTCAGTAGTTGTAAAATATTTCGTCTGAATTTCAAGTGTTGCTTTCATGGAATTTAAGGGTCACGTATCCTTTCGTTTCACTTTCTTTAACGTAGTCTTCATATAACTCTGGGCGATCTTTTTTAAACCGCGTGCTATCAAAGCGATGTTGTTTTTTAGGTAAAATCCGAGTCACAGTCACTTGCGGTGTCTTCCATTGCTTGATGTCGTTTTCGGTCATCTTTTCGTATAACACTTTTTTGACTTCTTTTTCGGTTTCTTCATACTCTTTGATTTGCTTCCGGAGTTTTTCTAATTGAGGAGCAACTTTATTTAATCGAGAGATAGCAACATCCATGTCTGTCCCTGTACTTAAATACTCTTGTTCCGTCATATCTGGGTTTTCTTTTAGATATTCGCAGCGGATCCAAAATGTTTCGATAGCATCATAGATCTTTTGTACATAGACTTCATCACGCTTGATTTCTTTGATTTCTAAGCGATCTCGATCAAACTCGATATCAAAATTATCTGGCCTTTCATAGAGTGCTAGCCATCCAAAATCTAAGCCTAGTTGATCCATGTAAAGCTGCATTTGTGCTTCATAAACCGCAAGAGTGGGATGTTTACCATGGGTCTTGATTTCTAGTAAGAGTCCCTCTTCATAGTCCACACCATCGACATTAGACCGTATATGCTTTTCTTCATTGACTGTAGTATCGACGATAAAATGTGTATCATTTATGGCGTTAATGTAGTCTCGAATCTGTGGTTCTAAAGCATTTCCAAAAGCGGTATATTCGTTACCCGTAAATTGACTTGGCTGAATCCCGGTCTTTTCTTTAGCTAGTTCAAATTGGCTCTTATATTTATTAATTCCTAAAATAGTAGGGACATCAGATCCACCGACATAAATATTTCGGTTCTCAGTAACATTTTTATCAACCTTTTGTAGGCCGAATGGTTTTAGTGCTTGGCTCATTGTTTCCTCCTAATTTCGTAGCGATATATAACTTCGTATCAAAATCTTTCTTTGCTGATAATGCTTGCCATACTGCAGATTCAATGGTTTCCCTGGTCTCAAATTGGTAAACTGATACCTTTTTGGTTTGTCCATTCCGATACGCTCTCCCTAAAGCCTGAGTGTAATCTTGGTAGCTATAGGTAGGTGTGTAAAAGATCACTTCGGAGCAATACTGCAATTCAATTCCGCTGGATCCTGCTTGATACTGGATCAAGGTGACTGAATCTTTTAAATTGCTCCATTGATTCTTCTTAGGCAAAGTAATCTTTTGACCATTGACTGCAAAGATAGATTTCTTCAGCTTCTTCGCTATTTTTGACAGTTCTTCGTATTCCGTTCTGTAGTTATAAAAGATAACGACATTCTTTTCAGTACCTTCTAGAAAGGTTTCACACCACGATAATTTATCTTTTTGATTAGCGTAAAATCGTAAGCCATGAAGTAATTTAGGCCAAGTATCATAGATCTCATCATCCAATACACGATCTTTTTCAAGGATTTTATAGTCCTTCGAAGGATTAAAATTAACCTTTTGAAAATGAATTGGTGGTAAGTCAAGTGCATCATCTTTACTGATAGTTGTTGTAAAGGATTTATACATTTTGATTAGCTTATCTTCATCACGCCATTCAGTGATTTTAGGAATGATTCGACCGCCCATATTTATTTGAGTAAATACAGCATGTTCTCTGTTCATCTGCGTCTTATTTTTAAAGAATCCAAACATGATGAAATAGTTATAACTATCTTCCCATCCGTTAGCCATCGGAGTAGCCGTCAGCAAGCAGAAATGAGTTGCTGCTTTAGCGATCTTTGCCCCCTGCTTACCTCTCTTAGAAGTAGGATTTTTGATATAGTGTGCTTCATCAAAGATGACAAAGTAAGGTTGTTTAGGTATTGGCGTTTTTGCTAATACACCATAACTGACTACTTTATATGTGATAGTCACTCCATAGCTTTCTTCTATAAAAGCAATATCTCTATCCCATCCGCCTTCTTTTTTCTTGGCGGGTGGAGCAAAGATTAATAGCGGTTCACCTTTTGAATATTTCATGTAATGGTGTAGAGATGTGATTGTCTTTCCAGTCCCTGTGTCCAAGGCATAAAAGTAATTTGGCTTGGATTCACCTAGCGCTTGCTTTTGAAACTTATACAATACCTTCTCGCTGGAGGCACTCTTGAACGTCTTGTACGCTTCTTGCGACAATAGCAACACCTCCTGCATTAGTGATCGCTTTTAGCTTGTAATCTTGTAGTGCAGAAGTGGTATTACCCTTTTCACGTTTGACTTCAATGCCGACAAAGTGTCCATTAACACACGCTAAGATATCGGGAATCCCTGCGCTTTGGAAAAGACTTCCGCCATGGATCTTTTCGTAATAAGCTCCTAAGGAGTCTAGATATTTTTTAATTTTATTTTCGATGACTTTTTCTGATTGACTCAATGTTTCCATCACTCCTTAATTCTGGTATACTCAAACTAGATATAATTTCTTATGCCGTCTAGTTGCCGCTAGTCGGCTTTTTTAAGTCTGTTGGCCGCTCACAATAAGGGCAATAATTAACATCTTCCAAAAACTTAGCCTCGGCCCAGTTACCGCATGAAAATTCATAAAACACTTTACGTTTTCCTCTAAGTCGTACGTGACAAACTTCTGTGGGCTTTTTAAATTCAGATGGAGGGTAACGTAATACTTGATCTACTAAGCGCTGGCTAAAAGCATCTGGAGATGCTACACCTCGTTCCCAAGCGCTGACAGTCACCTGTGCAACACCTATATAATCGGCTAACTCACTTTGCGTTAATCCTGCTTCTTCTCTAAAAGCTTTAATTTTTAAACCTTCATTAGATCTCTCCATTCCCATAAGCAACAATCCTTTCAATATCTTTATAGTGTTCGATATCGCCTGTGTGGATATATAAAATTAATAATCTTTTTATTTGTTGACGCATCCATTGGCGACTAATAAATTTCTTCATTCCGTCTGCGTTCTTCCCCACGCAATTTGCTATCGTAAGCAGTAAAAATTCCCAAGAAATAGCTGTTAATGGCCACCGAAACGATTAATGCTGCAACTAAAAACTGTGTCATAGTTATTCCTCTCTTCTAATCTCTATACAGTTGTTTTTTCATCAAAATATTTTTTATTGATCTTTCCAGAAATTACTATTTTGCCCATCTTTTTAAGCTCACCATTTAATTGCCGGATAACCTGGTATGCCTTGGCTTCTTTGCAGCCGAGTAATTCCATAACATCATCCTTGGTATAATAGTTTTTCTCGACTTCCATGCTGTCACCTTCTTTTTAGTTATGTTTCTAGGTTTGTTATTTGTGTCTTTTATGACACTTCTTGCTTAAAAAAAATATCTAACATTTCATTATCAGACAAGTCTAAAGTCTTACTAATAGTTAAAATCTCGGATCGATCAAACTCATCTTCTCCTCTTAAAACTCTATAATACTTACTTCTATCTAATTTTCCATATTCATTAGCCTTAGTTAAAAACTCTTCGATTTTCATACCCTTAATTACAATCTTTGCCTTTAAGAGTCTTCCATCCATATTGTCACCTCCTTAAACCTTTGTGTCCTTTGAGACACTTTTATATTAACACCTGGTAAATAGATTGTCAACATAAAAGTTTCTTAAAAGACATTTTTTTATATTTTAACTATAATATAGTTGCTTAAAAGACACTTTAATTCTATAATAGAAACAAGAAGGAATAAGAAAAAAGGAGAAATTAAAATGTATGATATTAAAGGAAGAAGGTTAGAACTAGGCCTAACCCTCGAGGAAGTTGGTGAGATTGTAGGAGTAGGAAAATCTACTGTAAGAAAATGGGAAAACGGCATGATAGACAATATGAAGAGAGACAAGATAGCACTTTTAGCAAAAGCTCTTCACATTAACCCTTTAGAACTCGTCTACGATAATTACAGTGAAGATAGTAATCACGATTTAATGAAGGTTTACAATAAGCTACTCCCTAAAAGACAAGAAAAAGTATACACCTTCGCAGAAACACAATTAGAAGAACAAAACTCCGAAAAGATCTCTTCTATAGAAGACAAGCGACCAACAAAAACAGAAGATACTGATTTCTTAGTTGCCGCCCACATGGATGATAATTTGACGGACGATGAAAAAGAAGAAATCAATACCTACATTAATAAACTGATTAAAAAACACAAAGAAAACGGTGGTGACAGTGACTGAAGTTGAACAACTAATAGAACTTTATGGCCAAGGACTACAAATTAAATATGTTGACGATATGCCGGATAAGCTGTCCGGTATCATTGTTGGCCACACAATATACATGAACAGCAATCTACATGATTGGGAAAGTTATTGCACCTTGGCTGAAGAGTTTGGTCACTACTACACAGGGACTAGACACAATATCACCAATTACTGCAGTAATCACGACATAAAGGAAGAAAGTACCGCTAGGAGATGGGGCTATCAAGCATTGATCCCCTACTCTCGGTTGAAGGAATTTCTGAAAGGAAAAGAAACTGTGGCGATTTATGACATTGCTGAAGAATTCAGAGTACCTAATGATGTTGTACAAAACGTGATCGAATATTATAAGTGTAAGGGTAAGTTATAGAGAGGAGTGTCTCAGATGAAGAAGTTAGATAAAAGTTGGTTAAAATGGATAGCTATTATATGTGTATTTATCGCATTTCCTGTGCTAATTCTACTCATACCATTAATACTAGCAGTATCGCTGTTTTTAATGTACTACTACAGAAAGAAGAAATATGACGAAAACAAATATAAACGAGCAAGATTATCCACTCTGATTAGTGGAGGAATTATGATTATTATGATTGTAAGTTTAATCGTAAATCCACCTTCTAAACAAAACAAATCATCAGATTCTGCTGAGCAAAGCTCTAGTAATCAGGTATTATCAGCTGAACAACAATCTGAGCAATACTCTAAACAAGCTGCTGAGTCATCTAAAAAACGCGAGGCTGAGATAGAGTCTAAGAAGCAAAAACGACTTGCTGAAGAAGAAGAAAGAAAGAAAAAAGATGCAGAAGCTGTAAATTTAATCAAAAAATGGGTTAATGACAATGGTTATAATGATGCAATCCTAGATGTTCAAGTTTTTGACAATACAGCTAAAATTATGATTACTAATAGCATTGATAATTTTGGCAAGAACAAACAAGAAGAAATATTCACTAATATAGGATCTAATATAAATATCATATTGGAATCAAATGGCCATGAATCTAAGGATATCCATTTCTATAATACGTCTGAAAATGAAATCGCTACTTATGCATTAACGGTAACTGACGGATACAAGGTTAAATTGAAGAAATAATATACAACAAAAAAGCCCCACTCTCATAACTTTGGCGAGTCAAGAGTGGAGCAACTTAACCAAAAAACACTAATATAGTGTGCTTTTTGTATACCCAAATTTTAGCATAGAAAGGATGATAAAGCCATGCCAGCTTATAAGGATAAAGAAACCGGGAAATGGATGTCAAGATTCTATTATGAAACATATCAAGGTGAACGAAAGCAAAAGAAAAAGCGCGGTTTTAATACCAAAAAAGAAGCTTTAGCATTTGAACGGAAATTCATGAATTCCATAAATGGATCTACCGATATGGATTTCTCTTCGTTAGTCGAATTATACGCTAATGATTGCGCTAATCGCTTAAGAGATACAACTTTAGAGAGAAAAAAGCATATCTTTGATCGCTGGATAACACCCTATTTTAAAGATCGTCCGATCAATGAAATTGAAGCTAAAGATATAAGACATTGGCAAAACTGGCTGATGAAGCAAAAAACTCAAAGATACGACAAGCCTCTCAGCAAAACTTACTTAAAGGGTGTAAATAATGAACTATCTGCCATTTTTAACTTTGCATGTAATATCTATGGCTTGAATAAGAATCCAGTTCGAAAATCAGGGAGTATAGGTAAAAAGAACCGTGAAGAAGTCACCTTTTGGACACTGGATGAATTCAACACGGTTATGAGTTATTTTGATCAAGGCGATCCTCATGATTATATGTATTATTTTATTTATAACTTACTGTTTTATACAGGTATGCGATCAGGAGAACTGCTCGCTTTGAATAAAACTGATTTCAATTATAAAGATAAAACAATTCGAATTAATAAAACTTTTATCAAATTGAAAGGTAAGAGGACTATCAGAGAACCTAAGACAGAAAACGCTAAGCGGTTAATCACTGCTCCAGATTTTTTATTCGACATGCTTGATAAGTATTTAAAGAGTCTTTATAGCTATAAATCTAGCGAACGATTATTTGATGCCGATCGATCGATGCTTAAGAGGCGATTAGACACAGCTACAAAGAATACCAATCAAAAGCAAATTCGAGTACACGATCTTAGACACTCTCATGCAAGTTTTCTTATTCACCTTGGTGTTGATCCTCTAAGTATTAAGGAAAGGTTAGGCCATAAATCCATTGAAACAACTTTAAATATTTATAGCCACCTTTACCCCAATAGACAGGTTGAAATTGCAACTTTATTAAATAAGCCCAAATTAAGCCCAGAGCTTAAAAATCAATCATAA